GATATAGCAGATTTCACCATCTGGATCGATGACCTCGGGTAGCACCCATCTTGCACGTGGGAACCTTTTGCTCATTGTGTGGCCACTATAAAATAGTTTAGCGTCAAAAATGGTTGCATATTGTTGTGCGCACCATCGCCGCCAGTATTCGTGATGTTCGCGCTTGCCAGACCAGTCACGCCAGGTGTTGGCACTGTTGACGGGAAAGCACCCACTGGCGGCGCTAATTGCAAGAAAACACCTTGATTGCCAACAGTGTGCAAATGCCCCGTATCGGTATGGCCGTGTGATGGGATTTCTCCAGTGGTCAGGGTTACTGTCTCTGCGCCGCCTGACGTTCCAAGCGCGTGAGAACCTGAAACACCAATTCCCACGCGGCCACTGAGATCAGGAACATTAAAATGTGTTGCGTCCAATGCTCCATAGACTGTCCCGATAACTGCGAAAAGGTCGGGATAATCAGCCCTAAGATAGCTTGTCCCATCACACGCCAACCACGCCGGATCAGGCGAAGACGTTCCTGCGTAAGTGACGATTTCACCGATCACCCTGCAACTTCCCTCACCAAAACTGAACTGATCGAACATGTCAACCAGCCCGTCGGCCATTTCCTGGGGTGTAACAGCGCCATATTCTTCCCAATTCCACGAATAAACAAGTTCATTGATCGCGCCAGTCACAGCAGCAACTATCGCCGGATCGTTTGGAATAAACAACACCCGGCAGATTGTGTCTGCCGGGATTGTGTCTGGAGTAAGATAACCCACAACAGCGCGCCGTTAGGTGTTACGCCCAACAAACTGCACGCTGTCCAATACGACAAGTTCAGCGCCGTCGCCTGGAGAACGGACGACAGCCTCAAACGCTGTTTTAAGCGCCAGCCCAACACCTGCCGTGAGATCAAGAAATTCTGAGTTGTTCGGCAGTTGGGTCAGGTCAGCCGTTCCAATGCTCGCGCGAAACTTTTCATTCAGTGTCGCGCCGTGATACCGCATCAGCCATTTGTTTTCGCGCTGTGCCAATTGCGAAGCTGCTGGATCGGCTGACAGGATGTCACGATCATAGACGATCTCACTTTTGGCCATTTCGCCAATGGTGATACCGTCAATGGCGTTTTCCAGGTTGATCGCGAGCGTCTGCGTTGCGGCGACATTTGCCGGGGTGAGAGGGATGATTGCAAGCTGCACACTGGTCGATTCGGGTTTGCCGTCTTTGACGGTATTGTCATTGATTGTCAAGCCGTAGAAACTAGTTGGCAAGGCCATTTGGTCAACACTCCTGCTTTCTTAAATTGCGCTTGCAAGCGCAATTGTAAACCCACCCTTGATCCAAAGTCAAGAATAATTGGGTTATCCCACATTATCCCACATTATCCCACAACTTCTTGACAAGTCAAAAAATTCAAGGTAAAACCGTTTAACGCTCGTGAGAATGGATGTTGGGGCGGCGGGCATAACCCCGGTAAATGCGAAGATGCTTTGTAGTAGGTTGGCGGGTCTGCAAGCGGGGAGAGAGACGGGCTTACGCCCGCCTCAAAGTGGTCAGCCAGCTTCGCTGTCTGGCTGACTTCTGGGGGGAACACGGACATTTCTCCCCAGATCAACAATCCCACCAATCCCACCAAAACTCTGTGCCGCACTCTGGACATATGCACATCACTTCTAAGTGAGCACATCCGTCAACTTCTTCGATCAGCGTTTCCGATTCTTCATCTGGATAAACCCCGAAGTGTTCACAGTTTGGGCATTCCATTACAGTGTTTCCTCTGGCAACATGAAATATCGCCAACCCTGATTTTGTAGACACGATTTGCACGTGCAAAGTATCACAAACGTGTCGCCAATAAAGCCCAGTTGTGTGATTTCACACTCAATGTGGAAGTCATTCTTTTTCCCACAATGAGGGCAGTATTGGTTAAGTGGATCGCCATTTGGGATAATGTCCTTGATCGGAAATTCTTCCCCGTCAATTCTGACCTTTTTGGCACTATCGATTGATCGCAACATCTGGATCGACCTCCTGCATTAGCCTATTCTGATCCGCTTCATTTTTGTCTATCCAAACCTGGAGTTTGTCGCATTTCGTCAAAGCAGTGTTGCGTGTTGCTTCTAAGAAATCATACGCACCCCGGTCAGGCTTATCCGTTTCGCTCAGAAGTAATTGCGCGTTATACGTCGCAATGGCAATCATTAACCACTGTTGCCTGTACTTCTTTGCCCAACTTACCTGTGCAGTGAGTCTCGACACGCGATCAATCATTTCGCCTTCGGTCATGTTCTTACTCCTATATAGTTGTTAAGGTGCATTCTCAGAATAAACGAAAACACCCGCGCTGTCTATCAGAACGGGTGTTTATTATCTGGCGTTCCGGTATTGGAACAATTAAGCGAAGGGATTAGAACCTTCGCCCGTGATTACGAATTTCCATAACTTCCCTGCGTAGCTTCCAGGCCCAACCAATCGCTCTATTCCGATCATGATTTGTGTCATGTCGGCGTTCGCGTTCCAGGTTTCCTGCACAGAAGCGCCGTCTGTGGTAAATACATCATAGGTCGGGTTCCCGCCGTCAATGGCAAATCCATACCAATCATTCCGGTCACCTGCCATTGCCTGAGTAATGTAGATAGTTGCGGTCAGGATACGCCGTGTAGCAAATGCAATGCTACGTAGAATGATTGTATCAGCGTCAGGCGATACTCCTTGCCAGCCGCCTGAAACAATTTCGCCAAACGTTGTGAGCGTGGTTGGGTCAGTGATTGGCGTCCAACCTTGCGCCTCACCATTGGTAAAATCGAACGTCTGCGTCCAAGTCCCAACATTCTGATTGCACACTTCGACATGAAACTTGATCGACCCGGCATTATCTGCTAAATCGCTATCGTTTGCGAAAAATTCCACCTGTTCATTTGCACTACCTGGGGGAATATTCACGGCAGTGTTGTAAGCGTCAAATGTCCCTTCGTTGCCGATTTTGGCGACCAATCGCATATGAGGTACATCAGGATTGGGATCAGTGCCTACAAGCGCTGTCGCGCCGCCACATGTTCCAAATACATAACCGTTCCCATTGGGGCATCTCCAAGCGACTTCATTCCCATCATACCAGCCGCCTGTTGCGCCAGTCACTACGACAGTATATCCACCGTTGACTGCGACAGGCATAACCCACCGCCCATTGCCTTGCAGCACAACGTCAAACTCGCGACACTCACCAGCAGCTAAATCGCCCTCGTTATCCGAATCTTGCGTAACCGCTTCTGCAATGCATTCTGACGGGTCATAGATGGTACACCAACATTCGCCGTCAATGGAGAATTGTAGTTTGCATCCATCCTGTCGAAATAAACCCATTGGTAAGTCTCCCCCAATTTCTCGCACACACGGCGCAAGTGACTCACACGTGCGTTTTTCCAAGTTATCGATAATATCACGCCAAACAATAGCCACTTGTTTCGCTTTGTGGGCGCTATCATTTGCCCACTGCGAAGCACTAGACAAATCCTGTAAAGCGCCCAAAAATGCCGCAATGTGGAATCGTTCGTTGGGCACTCGGACGATATAGCAGATTTCACCGTCTGGATCGACGACTTCTGGTAATACCCATCTCGCACGGGGATACCTTTTACTCATTGAGTGGCCACTATAAAATAGTTTAGCGTCAAAAATGGTTGCATATTGTTGTGCGCGCCGTCTCCACCAGTATTCGTGATGTTCGCGCTTGCCAGACCAGTCACACCAGGTGTTGGAACCGTTGACGGGAAAGCACCCACTGGCGGCGCTAATTGCAAGAAAACGCCTTGATTTCCAACAGTGTGCAAATGCCCCGTATCGGTATGACCGTGCGATGGAATTTCTCCGATAGTCAGGGTTACTGTTTCCGCGCCGCCTGACGCTCCAAGCGCGTGAGAACCTGAAACACCAATTCCCACACGACCACTGAGATCAGGAACATTAAAATGTGTTGCGTCCAATGCTCCATAGATTGTCCCGATAACTGCGAAAAGGTCGGGATAATCAGTCCTAAGATAGCTTGACCCATCACACGCCAGCCACGCCTGATCAGGCGAAGTCGTTCCTGCATAAGTGACAATTTCACCGATCACCCTGCAACTTCCCTCTCCAAAACTGAACTGATCGAACATGTCAACCAGTCCGTCCGCCATTTCCTGAGGTGTAACCGCGCCATATTCTTCCCAATTCCACGAGTAAACCAGTTCATTGATCGCGCCAGTCACAGCAGCAATTATTGCCGGATCGTTTGGGATAAACAACACCCGGCAGATTGTGTCTGCCGGGATTGTGTCTGGAGTAAGATAACCCACAATAGCGCGCCGTTAGGTGTTACGGCCAACAAACTGCACACTATCCAACACGACAAGTTCCGCACCATCGCCTGGAGAACGGACGACGGCCTCAAACGCGGTTTTAAGCGCCAGCCCAACACCCGCCGTGAGATCGAGAAATTCAGAGTTGTTCGGCAGTTGGGTCAGGTCAGCGGTTCCAATGCTCGCGCGAAACTTTTCATTCAGTGTCGCGCCGTGATAGCGCATTAGCCATTTGTTTTCGCGCTGTGCCAATTGCGAAGCCGCTGGATTGGCCGACAGGATGTCACGGTCATAGACGATCTCGCTTTTGGCCATTTCACCGATGGTGATACCGTCAATGGCGTTTTCCAGGTTGATCGCGAGCGTCTGTGTTGCCGCGACATTTGCAGGCGTGAGCGGAATGATTGCAAGCTGAACACTGGTTGATTCAGGCTTACCGTCTTTGACGGTATTATCATTTATCGTCAAGCCGTAGAAACTAGTTGGCAAGGCCATTTGGTTAACACTCCTATTTTGTTAAATTGCGCTTGCAAGCGCAATTATAGACCCACCCTTGATCCAAAGTCAAGAATAATTGGGTTATCCCACATTATCCCACATTATCCCACAACTTCTTGACAAGTCAAAAAGTTCAAGGTAAAAACATTTAACGCTCGTGAGAATGGATGTATGGGCGGCGGGCCTAACCCCGGTAAATGCGAAGCTGCTTTGTGATCGGTTGTCGCGTCTGCAAGTGGGGAAAGAGACGGGCTTACGCCCGCCTCAATGAGGTCAGCCAGCTTCGCTGTCTGGCTGACTTCTGGGGGGAACACGGGACTTATCCCCGATTTCAGCAATCCCACCAATCCCACCAAAACTCAGTACCACACGCTGGACATATGCACATCACTTCTAAGTGAGAACATCCGTCAACTTCTTCGATCAGCGTTTCAGTCTCTTCATCAGGATAAATCCCGAAGTGTTCACAATTTGGGCATTCCATTACAGCGTTTCCTCAGGCAACATGAAGTACCGCCAACCCTGATTTTGTAGACACGATTTGCACGTGCAAAGTATCACAAACGTGTCGCCAATAAAGCCCAATTGTGTGATTTCACATTCGATATGGAAATCATTTTTCTTGCCACAATGCGGGCAATACTGGTTCAACGGATCTCCGTTTGGCACAATATCCTTGATAGGAAATTCTTCCCCATCAATCCTGACCTTTTTTGCGCTATCGATTGATCGCAACATCTGGATCGACCTCCTGCATTAGCCTATTCTGATCCGCTTCATTTTTGTCTATCCAAACCTGGAGCTTGTCGCATTTCGTCAAAGCAGTGTTACGTGTTGCTTCTAAGAAATCGTACGCACCCCGGTCAGGTTTATCCGTTTCGCTCAGAAGTAATTGCGCGTTATACGTCGCAATGGCAATCATTAACCACTGTTGCCTATACTTCTTTGCCCAACTTACTTGTGCAGTGAGCTTCGACACGCGATCAATCAATTCGCCTTCAGTCATGTTCTTACTCCTATATGGTTGTTAAGGTGCATTCTCAGAATAAACGAAAACACCCGCGCTGTCTACCAGAACGGGTGTTTATTAGCTGACGTTCGAGTAACCGAACAATTAAGCGAAGGGGTTAGATCCTTCACCCGTGATTACAAACTTCCACAACTTACCTGCATACGTCCCAGGCCCAACTAATCGCTCTATCCCGATCATGATTTGTGTCATATCGGCATTCGCATTCCACGTTTCTTGAACTGACGCGCCGTCTGTGGTGAAAACACTATAGGTCGGATTACCGCCATTAATGGCAAATCCGTACCAGTCATTGCGATCACCCGCCATCGCTTCTGTAATGTAGATGGTTGCCGTCAAAATTCGCCGTGTCGCGAATGCAATGCTGCGCAGAATGATTGTGTCTGCGTCTGGCGCTAAGCCTTGCCATCCGCCTGAAACAATTTCGCCAAATGTCGTCAACGTAGTCGGGTCGGTGATCGGTGTCCAGCCTTGCGCTTCACCGTTGGTAAAGTCGAACGTCTGTGTCCACGTTCCTGCATTCTGATTGCACACTTCGACATGGAAGCTGATCGACCCGGCATTATCCGACAAATCACTGTCGTTTGCGAAAAATTCCACTTGCTCATTTGCGCTTCCTGGTGGGATGTTTACGGCAGTGTTGTAAGCGTCAAATGTTCCCTCATTGCCGACCTTTGCCACTAGTCGCATGTGAGGAACATCAGGATTGGGGTCAGTGCCAACTAAAGTGGACGCACCCGAACAAGTACCAAATACATACCCGTTGCCGTTAGGACAGCGCCATGCAATTTCAAACCCATCGTACCAGCCGCCCGTTGCGCCAGTAACAACGACAGTGTATCCGCCGTTTACTGCAACAGGCATCACCCACCGTCCGTTACCCTGTAGTACAACGTCAAACTCGCGGCATTCACCTGGAGCTAAATCACCTTGATTGTCTGAATCTTGAGTGACCGCTTCTGCAATGCATTCTGACGGATCGTAGATGGTGCACCAGCATTCGCCGTCAATAGAGAATTGTAATTTGCAACCCTCTTGTCTGAATAAACCCATTGGAACATCTCCCCCAATTTCTCGCACACACGGCGCGAGTGTTTCGCACGCGCGTTTTTCCAGGTTGTCGACAACATCACGCCAAACAAGAGCCACTTGCCGCGCTTTATGGGCGCTGTCGTCCGCCCATTGCGAAGCACTAGCCAAATTCTGTAAAGCGCCCAAAAATGCTGCAATGTGAAAGCGCTCGTTTGGGACTCTAACAATGTAGCAGATTTCGCCATCTGGATCGATGACTTCCGGCAGCACCCATTTCGCACGCGGATACCTTTTACTCATTCTGTCGCCACAATAAAATAGTTTAAGGTCAGAAATGGCTGCATATTGTTGTGTGCGCCATCGCCGCCAGTGTTGGTTATGTTCGCATTGGAAAGACCCGTTAAGCCGGGTGTTGGAATAGTAGATGGGAATGCACCTACTGGTGGCGCTAATTGCAAGAAAACGCCTTGATTTCCAACAGTGTGCAAATGACCCGTATCTGTGTGACCGTGCGATGGCATTTCCGCTGTAGTAAGAGTTACCGTTTCCGATCCGCCTGACGTTCCAAGCGAGTGAGAACCTGAAACACCAATTCCCACATGACCACTGAGATCAGGAACATTAAAATGTGTTGCGTCCAATGCGCCATAGACTGTCCCGATAACTGCGAAAAGGTCGGGATAATCAGCCCTAAGATAGCTTGTCCCATCGCACGCCAACCACGACGCATCAGGCGAAGTCGCTCCCGCGTAAGTGATGATTTCACCTATCACTCTGCATGTCCCTTGTGCAAAACAGAACTGATCGAACATGTCGATCAGTCCATCGGCTATTTCTTGGGGAGTAACCGCGCCGTATTTCTCCCAATTCCAAACGAAGGTCAATTCTTCAATTGCGCCAGTTACAGCCGCAATGATGGCAGGATCGTTGGGTATTTTTAACGCCCGACAGACAGTATCCGAAGGAATTGTATCGGGCGTTAAATATGGCACGACTACCGCCTATTAAGTATTGCGCCCAACGAATTGAACACTGTCCACAATCACGCCATTGGCAGAGTCATAGGGCGACACAACGACAGCCTCAAAAGCTGTTTTGAATGCCAGCCCGTTTCCAGCGGTTAGGACAAGAAACTCGCTATTCCCTGCCAATTCCGCCAAATCAGCCGTTCCAATGCTGACGGTTGACTTCTGAAACGTCGTATCATCGTGGAACCGAACAAGCCACTTGTTTTCGCGTTGCGCCTGGGGAGTAGCAGCCGGGATTTTCTCGAATTGGGTCACGTTATACGTGAGAGCACGTTGATTGTTTGCGCCCAAAGTGATCGCGGCGATGGCGGTTGCAAGGTTCCCGGTCAGCGTTTCGGTTGCTGCAACGTTTGCTGGAGTAAGGGTGATGATTGGCACTCGCAACGTTGTAACTTCTGGCTCTCCGTTACTTTTTCGAGTGTTGTCGGATAAAGTGTTCGTCCAATAGGAAATAGGCAAGGCCATGATCAAAAATCCTTTCCTGATCGCGCGTGCAAGCGCGATTTTAAATTCTCAATTGATACTTGTCAAGAACAATTGAGATATCCCACATTATCCCACATTATCCCACAACTTCTTGACAAGTCAAAAAGTTCAAGGTAAAAACATTTAACGCTCGTGAGAATGGATGTACGGGCGGCGGGCCTAACCCCGGTAAATGCGAAGATGCTTTGTAGTAGGTTGTCGGGTCTGCAAGTGGGGAAAGAGACGGGCTTATGCCCGCCTCAAATGAGGTCAGCCAGCTTCGCTGTCTGGCTGACTTCTGGGGGGAACACGGGCTTTATTCCCGATTTTAGCAATCCCACCAATCCCACCAAAACTCAGTGCCGCACGCTGGACACTCACAAGCCACTTCCCAATGCTCGCAACCATCTACTTCTTCGATCATCCGCTCTGACTCTTCGTCAGGATAAACGAAAAGCTGATCACAGTTTGGACATTGCATCAGATTACCTCATCTGGGGTCATAAAGTACCGCCATCCACATTTCGCCAGACATGATTTGCAAGTGCAAAGTATTACATGAACGTCTGCAAACATTCCCAATTGGGATAGCTCGCAGTCAATGTAAAACTTGTTCTTGTCGCCGCACGTTGGGCAGAATTGGTTGAGCGGATCGCCATTGGGAATGATGTTCTTGATACGGTAGTGCACTCCCTCAACATCTACCGATCTAATCCTATCGATTGACTGCAACATCTGGATCGACCTCCTGCATAATCCTGTTCTGCTCCGCTTCTTTAGTGGTTAACCAACTGTCAAGTTTGGCTACCTTTGTGACCGACATTTCCCTCAAGCTATTAAGGAAATCTGTCGCTGACCTGTCGGGCCTTTCCGTTTCGTCAAGCATCTGAAGCGCTTCTTCTGAATAGTGGCGCAACAGAAGCCATTGTTGACGATACTTTCTAGCCCAAGCTATATTAGCGGTCAACTGCGATGCACGGCGCATCAATTCGCCTTCATTCATATCCTTACTCCTATATGGTTGTTAAGGTACATTCTCAGAATAAACGAAAACACCCGCTCTGTATAGCAGAACGGGTGTTTATTAGCTGACGTTCCAGTATTGGAACAATTAAGCGAATGGGTTAGAGCCTTCGCCTGTGATCACGAATTTCCACAACTTCCCTGCATATGTTCCAGGCCCAACTAACCGCTCTATCCCGATCATGATTTGTGTCATGTCGGCGTTCGCATTCCACGTTTCTTGAACTGACGCGCCATCTGTGGTGAAAACACTATAGGTCGGATTGCCGCCATTGATCGCAAATCCGTACCAGTCATTGCGATCACCCGCCATTGCTTCTGTAATGTAGATGGTTGCGGTCAAAATACGCCGTGTTGCGAATGCAATACTACGCAGAATGATTGTGTCTGCGTCTGGCGCTAATCCTTGCCAGCCGCCCGAAACAATTTCGCCAAATGTCGTCAGCGTAGTCGGGTCGGTGATCGGTGTCCATCCCTGCGCTTCACCGTTGGTAAAGTCGAATGTCTGTGTCCAGGTTCCGGCATTCTGATTGCACACTTCGACATGGAAACTGATCGAACCGGCATTATCCGACAAATCGCTGTCATTTGCGAAAAATTCCACTTGTTCATTTGCGCTTCCTGGCGGGATGTTTACCGCAGTGTTGTAAGCGTCAAATGTGCCCTCATTCCCGACCTTTGCCACTAATCTCATGTGAGGCACATCAGGATTTGGATCAGTGCCTACTAAAGTAGATGCACCCGAACACGTACCAAATACATACCCATTGCCGTTAGGACAGCGCCACGCAATTTCAAACCCATCGTACCAGCCGCCCGTTGCGCCAGTAACAACGACAGTGTACCCGCCGTTTACTGCAACAGGCATCACCCACCGTCCGTTACCTTGTAGTACAACGTCAAATTCACGGCATTCACCCGGCTCTAAATCACCCTGATTGTCCGAGTCTTGCGTGACTGCTTCTGCAATGCATTCTGACGGATCGTAAATGGTGCACCAACACTCGCCGTCAATAGAGAATTGTAATTTGCAACCCTCTTGTCTGAATAAACCCATTGGAACATCTCCCCCAATTTCTCGCACACACGGCGTGAGTGTTTCGCACGCGCGTTTTTCCAGGTTGTCGATAACATCGCGCCAAACAAGAGCCACTTGCCGCGCTTTATGGGCACTGTCGTCCGCCCATTGCGAAGCACTAGCCAAATTCTGTAAAGCGCCCAAAAATGCTGCAATGTGAAAGCGTTCGTTTGGAACTCTAACAATGTAGCAGATTTCGCCGTCCGGATCGATGACTTCGGGCAATACCCATCTGGCACGCGGATACCTTTTACTCATTCTGTCGCCACAATAAAATAGTTTAAGGTCAGAAATGGCTGCATATTGTTGTGTGCGCCATCTCCGCCAGTGTTGGTTATGTTCGCGTTGGAAAGACCAGTTAAGCCGGGTGTTGGAATAGTAGAGGGGAATGCACCCACTGGAGGCGCTAATTGCAAGAAAACGCCTTGATTTCCAACAGTGTGCAAATGGCCCGTATCTGTGTGACCGTGCGATGGCATTTCCGCCGTAGTAAGGGTTACTGTTTCCGCGCCGCCTGACGTTCCAAGCGCGTGAGAGCCTGAAACCCCAATTCCCACATGACCACTGAGATTAGGAACATTAAAATGTGTTGCGTCCAATGATCCATAGACTGTCCCGATAACTGCGAAAAGGTCGGGATAATCAGCCCTAAGATAGCTTGTCCCATCGCACGCCAGCCACGACGCATCAGGCGAAGTCGATCCTGCGTAAGTGATGATTTCACCTATCACCCTGCATGTTCCTTGTGCAAAACAGAACTGATCGAACATGTCGATCAGCCCATCGGCTATTTGTTGTGGAGTAACCGCGCCATATTTCTCCCAATTCCAAACGAAAGTCAATTCTTCAATTGCGCCAGTAACCGCCGCGATTATCGCTGGATCGTTGGGGATTTTTAACGCCCGACAGACAGTATCCGAAGGAATTGTATCGGGCGTTAAATATGGCACAATTACCGCCTATTAAGTATTGCGCCCAACGAATTGCACGCTGTCCACAATCACGCCATTGGCGGAATCGTATGGCGAGACAACGACAGCCTCAAACGCTGTTTTGAATGCCAGCCCGTTTCCAGCGGTTAGGACAAGAAATTCGCTATTCCCTGCCAATTCCGCTAAGTCAGCCGTACCAATGCTGACAGTTGACTTCTGAAACGTTGTGTCATCGTGGAACCGAACAAGCCACTTGTTTTCACGTTGTGCTTGCGGAGTAGCAGCCGGAATTTTCTCGAATTGGGTCACGTTATACGTGAGAGCGCGTTGGTTGTTTGCGCCCAAAGTGATCGCGGCAATGGCGGTTGCAAGGTTTCCGGTCAGTGTTTCGGTTGCCGCAACGTTGGCGGGAGTGAGGGTGATGATTGGCACTCGCAACGTTGTGACTTCTGGCTCACCGTTACTTTTACGAGTGTTGTCGGACAAAGTGTTCGTCCAATAGGAAATAGGGAGAGGCATGATCAAAAATCCTTTCCTGATCGCGCGTGCAAGCGCGATTTTAAATTCTCAATTGATACTTGTCAAGAACAATTGAGATATCCCACATTATCCCACATTATCCCACAACTTCTTGACAAGTCAAAA